ACTTCAACAAGCCCGTAAACAGCCGCTTCATGCCGCTTTCCGCAAAGATGCGGGCAATCAGTTCAATCCGCTGCTGGGCCGCTGATACCGTAGCCGCCACCGCTGCGCGGGTAGATGATTGCAGGCTATCCGCCGCCAAGCCAGCCGCCGCCTTGGTAATGCCCGTGCGGCTTTCCTTCATGCCATCCATGTAATCCAGCATCGGGAACGCCTGCTGGCCCACAAACGGCAAGTTAAACGGCTGCACCATCCCCGGCGCCCGCATACGGATCACGCCACCAACTTCCGTATTCAGCACATCGTCAACATTCACCTGCCCCTCAACCACACCCACACGCGGATGAATGGCCAGCGCCAGACTATCCAGCATATTCCGCTGGATGTTGGATTTGATAAGCTGAATGTCCATTACCTGATCAGCAACAGACAACCCGAAGAACGTGTGAGGTTCCGGGTCCGGGCAGAACACCGCAAACGGAATCATGTCTGCCGGTTCATTCCGCATCACCTCATAAGCCTGACCAACCGTACAAACACGGCGCAGTTCCGCGATGCCATCACCATCCATATCGATCTTTACATAGGCTTCGACATACAGAACCTTTTTCGCCGCAATATCAGACCTATTAGCCATATCAATGGTGGCTTGCGGATTACGAATAAACCGCTCTTCATTGTCCTCTAGTTCGTCCACCTCATTGGCGTAAGGCTCAATCTCGTCCTTATCATAACCCATCGCCACCAATTCGCTGACCGTCATGATACGGCGATGCGCGACAATGGACGAATCATCCAGGCTAATAGCAGACCGCGCCACCAGCAGTTCCTCCGGCGGAACCGCCGCAATTTTCAAGCGCCCCCTGTCCCAGCGACGAACTACCCGCACATCATACATAGCTGGGCCAGGCATCCCCGTAGCCGGATCAACCTCACCTGGATAAGCCACCGTCACTTGCACTTCGCAATCAGGATCAGAGTTCAATACCGCCAGCGCAGTATCATCCAAACCACTCATATCAACGGTCTGGATTTCCACCTGGGAATCCCAATAAAACTTGATGATCCCGGTCTTGCAAACCAAGGCATCCTTGAAAGCAGAATAGAAAATCTCAAAGCCCGGATTATCGCGGCTGATTACATAATTGATATAATCTGTCGCCTGCTCCGCCGCCGCCACATCTTCCGGGCCATTAGGCACGAACTCGACAATTTTCTGACTGCCAAAGAACACACGCATCAGGCTCGGCAAGATCGCCTGCACCGTGTCACGCACATCGCGGCTGACCACCTGAGAACGACCATCTTCCTCGTTCCCGAATGGCATCCCACGGTAGTACTCAGTAGCAACAGCGCGCAAAGGCGAAATGGTGCTGTCGATGTAATCAACAGCGTCCTCGATCTCACCAGACACGATAGCTTGAATATCAATCTCATTTGGCAATTCAGCATCCATGCCAGCGTCAACCGCCATATCTTGCATCATGCCTGTCAAGTCAGACACCAAATCGGAAATCTTCGGGTCCATGTCTTTATCCTAACAAGCCAAGCGATGCGCGGGGGACGATGTTGCCATTTACAACAACATAACCGCCAGCCGGGTTATATGGCGAAGTCGTGGGAGTGGTGAGGGGATCAAGCCCCGTAGGGAGTTGCTCATTCAATAGAGCATATTCATTCGCAGTATCAGGAGGTGCATCAGGAAGCCCCTGCGGCGCACTAAACGCAGACATCGGGGCTTCTGCAAGCGCATCAAAACCAAGGGTTTGCCCAAATTGATCCGCTGCACCCCTACCAAATGCGCCCATGCTCATAGCATTTATTGCAGCCTGCTGGGGATCAATGTTTTGGGCTAATCCCATCATGCCAAGTTGATCATTTAGGTTGGCAGCATCAATAGTCGCGCCAATCCCTGACGCTACAGTGCCAAGGCCGGGCACCCCCAAACCTAAACCCGCAAGACCACCAACAATACCCATACCCAAGGCTGAGGGGGCTTGGCCAAAACCAGGGGTGCCAAATGGCGCAGTGTTCACCGCCGCTGCCGGGGCTGCGGGGGCTGCTGGCGCAACATCCGCCACCGCCATATCAGCCCCGCTAATCCCTACATCGGCAGCGGTTGGCCCGGTTTCATTGGTGTCGCCAGCCCCTGCGCCGGTTGGACCAGCACCAGTTCCTGAAACTCCACCGGCAGCAGCGGCAGTGCTTGCTTCAGAATTAGCAGCATCTCCGCCAGTATCACTATCACTTCCATTTGAACCGTCGCTCCCATTGCCACCGTCGCCACCGTCGCCGCCATCCCCATCCTCATAGGAGGGGATGCCATACCGCGTCTTACGCCCAGAACCACCGCGCGCCTTCAGCAATTCAGCTTCCTTGCGCGTGATATAAGCCAGCATATGATCCTGGCCCTTGATCTTCAACTCACGCGGGGCGGTGACGGCTTTAGACATCAATACTCTTCCTCTTCCTCTGTCTCTTCATCGTCGCCCTTGGGCAACATCACCTTCGCCATCAAAACCGTCTCGCGCTGGCGCTTGGTCATCGGCTTCGTAATCGGACCACCGACTAACCACGCGCTGCAAGTGCGCGATGCCGCACATTTGAACTCCAACAATTCACAATAGCCCAAGTTCGCCGCCTTAGATACTTCGGGCGCATACGTCTCATCGTTGCTCTCTTCCCCCTGGATGCCCTTAACAATACAAGCCATCATTTCCGGGGTCTGGATGAACGCGGCGCAATTACCACACCGCATCGTCTTAGCCTCATCAGCAGACGTATTCCATTCCTGCGCCCGGAGTTTCCAGAAGAAGTCATCCTCGCTATTCGGGTTCGCAGGACCATAACCAAAGTCCTTAAACGCCCGATCACGATACTCCACATTTTCTTCAAGATCATAGGTAGCCTTCGGACATTGCATCACACCAACTCCGTGATGGATACAGTGGGATTAGCTGCGCCATCACCTTTGATCGCCGCCAACTTCCACCCAGGCTGAACACCAAAAATTTCAACCCAGTTCGCTGGGAGCATCGCGCTGCTTTCAACCGCGACGGGATTACTATTAATTTCAATATGAACATGGTGCCCAGTTGTAGCCACACGAATGGCTGTAGTTTGGGCGCCAAAAGCAGGGGTTTGTGTGCTGGTGGTGGGGTTCTCAATGGCGTGAGTAACACCCAACTTGTAAACCTGGCTCACAACGTGCCCCGTATCGTCCTTAATCTGGCGGCTCATTTCTTCTTCCTCGCGGCGCGCATATTGTCCACAAGATTAGGATAAGGGCGACCCGCCGCCTTCGCCATCGCTTTGGCGGAAGCCTTCTGCTTGGGCGACATCTTCTTGTCGCCCTTCGTCGGGTCTTTGGTTTCCCAAACAGGCTTCTTCATTTCTTCTTTCCCTCGTTCCGGGCCGAAATAGCTTTGGCCTTCGCCTTGGCGTCCGCCTTACTGGAAGCACCCCACGCCTGCAACGATTTCAGCAGGCGCGTCGGTTCACCCTTCGCATCACGCTCCGGGCCAGGCATATTGCCCATCCGCGCCAGGAAACTAGCCCGGCGAGGATTATCCCCCGCCTTTACCGGCGCCTTCAGATTAGAACCCGGATTAGCCGCCTCATAAGAACGACGGCCAGCCTCATTCAAACCACCACTGGGGTTCTTTCCGGCTTTCCGCGTCCAGGCTGGGGATTTCATCCAATCCGCCCCTCAAAAATCATATCCAAGGCCCCAATCGGCAACCGCAACACAACCGCCGCCGCATCCATGACCCCATAACTAAATAACACATTTTCCGGGGTAATTACCAACCCCGAATTGAACTCAATCTGCTCCGCCTCAAACAAGAAAACAGGGGATACCCGCGTCACATCCCAAGTGTCCACATCATACTCCACCAGCCTATGCGCGTAATAAATCGGCTTCTTGCCGTTCTTCTCGCCCATCCGGCGGTGCAAACACGTCACCAAACGGTCCTTATGCGGTACAATCTGGCTGGAACCACTCCACCCCACCAAATCTGCCCGACCATCCCCGTAAAACACGGGTTCTAACATCTGGCTACCGCCAAACTTGTACACAGAAACCGGGCAAAACCAATGCACTAGCTTCAAATCTTGCCCATCTACATAAATACCCCAATTCTTCTCTTTTTTCTCGCCATTTGGCGACAAAAGCACCTGTTTCTCCGTCATAACAGGCGAAACAGGCGCCAAAATCATCGTATTCGCATCATTTCTGGTGGAATGACCACTAGCCAACCCCCACCAGGCGCCCTTCCAAGCAAATAACCGCATATCCTCCAAGCCGTCTTTGCAAATAGGGGACTGCCTAATCTCCGTGTCGTCGATCTGCACCGCATTTAGTTGCGCCAGGCTGGCGGAATCCATCTCCACCAGCCAATTCACCGTATCCGGCGCGCTGCCCTTGATCCAAATGGAGCCACTGGGCAACAGACGGTAGTTCAACGTGCGAACTACCGCCCTGATCTTGTCCCCATCCCACGCAATCGAAGGATTACAAGCCGCCAACTTAGTCGGCAGCTTGATCTCCACACGCTCCGCGCCAGGAAACTGGCTTAAAATCATGCCACCTTCTCAAACAACATCAGCGTATTCCGCCCCCAAGGGGCTGGCTTGCGCCGCGTTGTCTCCTGAAACATCGCCGTTTCCACCACCAGATTACGGAAACCATGCTGGCCAAACTTCTCCACCCAGTACTCCGCCGTCTGCTCATTAACATGGTGGTGCCCGCCCTGGCCTGGCACCGCATGACACATCAACACACGATCAGCACACCGCATGGTGGCAAACCAGTTATCCTCATACTTCGCGTCAACGTGTTCCACGAACTCCGTGGAAATACACAAGTCAAACCGCTGCCCAATGTCCAGCGGTCCCTTGGTATAGTCATGCAAGATAATCGGGCCGCACTTCGCCTTTAAAATAGCGTCAGGGTGCCCCTCTACCCCCAGCACCTTACACCCCATGTCCTGAAACCACTTCAAATTGACCGCCGTGCCACACCCGACATCAATCACAGACTCAACGCCATACTCCAGCAACAGCCATCCCCAGATATCTGGCGTGAACGTGTGCCCATCGCCTTCCTCATAATAGCCACCCAAATGCGCCATCTCGTTCATGCGTGAACCTCGCTCGACATTTTACCCTGCAACGTCAACTGGCTGACCAGTTCGGGCAATACCGTCAGCACCTTCAACTTGGGCAACACTTTCTGCTCCAGCAGAATATCAACCGGCGTATTCGCTGGCTTGGTGTACTCAATCAACGTCGGAATGGCCCGCTGGCGCCACCAAATAGCCGCCGTGCAAAGCGGATACCGCACATCCCACAATTCATCCCTGTGTTTGCGCTTCCACTTCTGGTCATCCACGCAACAACTCTGCAAGTAAACCCCATCCACATCCTCATCCACCTTGGCGCGGATAGCGGCCCATTTTTCCAGAAAGTTTTCTGGCAAAACAACATCATCCTCGAACACCATGAACTCGTCCGCTTGGTCATGCTCTGCCAGGTTCCACGCCATGTGGTGGCTCAACACCAAAGCCGTAGCACCCCGCGTCACAAAGTAGTTGGAGTGCATGGGTATCTCAGACTTGATCTGCATCGACTTGCCGTAAATGCCCCAGACCCAAGTGACCGGAACGCCTTCGCGCTCAAATTCCTGCTGAACACGCGCCGTGCGTTCAGGCGTCTCACGCAGCGAAATACAATAATACCTCACACAACCCCCTTCACATTGCGCCGCAATGGCTGGCCCCACTTCAACGAATACCCCCCACCACTGACCACCGCTGCCGTGGTGGCAAAGGTAAGACAAAACGCATCCGCCTTGTCAGGTGATCTTCCTAGCCTGCGCTTCATCTGAGACTTCGGCTCAACCTGTATCTTGCCCGCACTCGTCACCGTGTACAGCGGACCACACAACTCATCCACCAAAGCCTCATCATTGGGAATGGTGCAGTCCCTCGCCTCAAACCACTCCCTGGCCTTCCACCAGAGTTCGTCTCGTAGCCTGCTGAAGCGGTGCCCATCCAAGGCGGGCAACTCCGCCACATTGATCCCACGGACGGGGAGGTTCAATTCACGCAGCCGATCCACCACACCCGCGCCAAGACCAATCACATCGACCAAGATTTCCTGGGGGCGCATACTGCCGGGGGTGGCATCCCACTCGACCTTGATCAAACCACACGTTTCCATCAGGTCTTTACCGCGCCACATCTTAATGGGTTCGGTGATCGCATTGCCCCGGCGCTTGGCCAGAGTGGTACTGTCATCGCCAAACCTGGCAACGTCTAACCCCCATACCACGGGCGCCGTTTGGCTGGGTTCCACCGGCCTGGTAGTCGCACTCTCTATAAGATGTCGCGCAATAAGAGCATCATCATCTCCAGCAGGAAACTCTCCAAGAACGCGTACACGATACTGATTTGACCCATCACCATACTGCGCCACCATGTCCTCTAAGAAAGCCTTGTCCACCGTATCCGCATCGTGACAACTGACCTTCTTGCCCCACCACCGCTTGCGGTTCTTGTTGAACGCATCATAAAAATAACCCGTGGTGCGCGTGGGGTTCCCGGTCATTACCACCTTGGCACCCTCAGTGGACAAGGCGCCCTGACCAACCTCGAACACAATATCAGGGACGCCAGATGCCTCGTCAATCACGAAGAGAAGGTTCTCACTGTGGAACCCCTGCAAGGCTTCGGGCTGCTCCCGCCTGCTGGTGCGCGCCACCGCGAAGCTGTCGGGGACGCCAGCCAATTCTATCTTATCGGACTTGATCTCCAACAGGCGCCGCATTCCCTCAGGCAACTTGCGGTGCCATTTGCCAATCTCGGACCACAAGACATCGGATAACTGGTGCGCCGTGTTGGCGGTGCAAACGACCTTGGTTGGCAATCTGGTAAGCAACCACCACAACACCAACCAGGACAAGAACGCTGTCTTGCCAACGCCATGGCCGGAGCGAATCGCTACACGGTCATTACT